CGTCGCTACTTTGGCCAATGCAGGCTTTAGTTCTGGGTGATCTTTAACATATCTATCCAGCCGAGCTTTGTTAACCGCAAGAACCGTAAAGAGATCTTCTTTAGGCATGATCCCTACAACCTCTTCAATGTCGTAGTTGGTTCTAGCTGCTTGGGTGCTATGTAGCTCTCTGGATCCGTCTGCAATGTCGTTGCCTCGCATAGATCTTTCGCTCGCTATCATCTTAAGTTCACGCTGTCGAGCCTCCAGAACAGCTTTCTTTGCAGTCACGCTGGTCCAGTGGTCTAGAAAATCAGTATCTTCCATCTCAGTCATGGGGGAGAGTGTGATGCTGTCTGATTTGATAAACGCAGCATAATCTGGACACTGGCTCTTATAATCACACCACCCGCAAAGGTTGTTAATCGTTCCCTTTATCTCTTCCTCAGGCATCTTATTAATTTGAATCCAAAGGCTGGCCAAAAACTCTCGGAATATAACCCTATCTTCTTCAGTTCGATAGGTTGAGACTTGCTTATCGATACGAACATAATCCAAATACAGGATTCTATTAGTGTATTCAGGCCAAATCAGACTGGCAGCTAAATCATACATAGAAAGCTGGATATCGTCTTGTAACTGCCAGCTAGTCATAGCGGTTCGCGCCGTCTTGTAATCAATGATGGCAAGAGTATCGTCATTAATCTTAACCACCTTGTCAATAGCTCCCGCGATGGGAACACCTTCAGGGGTGACAAGCTTAAAACGATGTTCTACGTCCAGAACTTCTTCACTTGGGTCGTACTTGTCAATATACTCTGTAACCATCGTCTTTCCGTCTGAATAGAATGACATATTTCCCAAGCCTTCATGGGTTGCACAGTTCATAAAAGCAGAGACTGCAAACTCGTAGTCTGAAGCGTCTGGAAAGCTCTTTTTATTTAGCATTCTCCGAGTAAATTGTTCTAATGCTTCGTGAACAGCTATCCCGATCTTGGCATGATCATTCTTTATAGAAGGGATTTCTCGATCATACCGGAAGACTAACTTCAGGTTACACTGAAGAAAATCTCTAATTGCTGTTGCTGATAGTCTTTTGATCTCCATTTATTCCTCCAAAATTCTCAAGGCCACCTATTTTATTTCTGTGGACCCCTTGAGGTCTTGTGCTTACTTCGGGCTTGTTCCTTCTTTATCTCACGATATCCCCACGCTAATGCCATAGCGTCTGTCTTATCGTTATCTTTCTTGAAAGTCCAGTCGCCTAACTCATATTTTTTAACGAAGTAAGCAAATACACCAAGTTTATCTAACTTCTGGTCACCGCAGCAATACTTACGGGCCTGGGTGGCAGTGATGATTTCAACCTGTATTTTGTGAGTGCCACACACTTCTATGGCAACTCCAGCAAACTTTACTAAGGTCTTCAACGTATGTATATTTCCAAACCCAGGGCGGTAATACGCATCCTCAATCACTACCACGTCCGGCTTGTACTTAAGAACTAAATATTCTATCTCTACACGGAATACAGCTAATTTTTCAGCGAAGGTAAACTCCTTAGGTGGGGCTATTATCCCACATGACCTCTTAGAAACAAACCAGCCAGTGGATTTGGTTGAGATATCAAGAGCTAATAGCTTCACTTTGATAACAGCTCCTCTAGCTGGCCCTTTTCTTCGTCGCTCAACTTTGCCAAGTTGGGATATTGGATATGCACTACCAAGATTATATCTCCTGGAGGGCCTCCGTTAAATCCTCGTCCTCCCTTAGCTGCGATTCGTAAAGAGGTCCCGTGCTGGATTCTCTGAGGAATTTTGACATTTAATGTCTTAGCTTCGTTGACAATTCTTTGTCCGTTGCAATCAGGACAAACTGTCTTGATAGCCTTTCCTTGACCACGGCATGTCCCGCAAGTAGATTGCATAATCATATTACCCTGCTGCTTGACAAGCATGCCTGCGCCTTTACACTCCGAGCAAGTTATAAATTCGGTACCTCCCTCTCCGTGGCATGTTTCGCATGCTGAGCTTGTGTTATAAGAGAAAGTACGCTCACCTCCGAAAAGAACCTCTTTCAGAGAGATCTCTAAAGGGCCTTGAATACTTTGGCCTTTCATCGGCCGCGGTTCGGCAGGGCCAGCTTGCCTAAAATTAAAATGCTGACGAAAAATTTCAAAAGGATCCCCGCGAGTTCGAAACCCGTGCATATTCTCCCTGTTTGGGTCCCCGGTTAGATCATAATTGGCTTTCTTTTCCGGGTCAGAAAGTACAGAATAAGCTTCAGAGATTTCTTTAAACTTCTCCGCTGCCTCTTCTTGTTCTTTGCTATCCTTTTGGTGCTTGTCCGGATGCCACTGCTGTGCTAAATCTCTATACGCCTTCTTTAGCTGCTTTTTATCGGCGTCCTTGGGCACTTCTAGGGTTTGGTAGTAGTCTTTCACCATCTTCTAATTTAATCTCCACATGAACAATCTCACCGCACTCACAATGAAAGGTTAGCAGGCCGGTCTCATTATCAAAGTAGACCCACTTTATCTTTGCACCACAATAAATACAGTAAGGGTAGTCTTCTCTGTCCATTAGCCCACGTTCTTGAGTACTTCCCCATAAATGATCAGCTCATCACCGTCTTTTTCAAGGGCAACAACGTTGAAACACTCATCGTCCTTTAGGCTGGGGTACTCTGCTCTCGCAAATAGCACTCGAGTTATTTCCCATAGAAGATAGATGTTGGCGCCACCGAAAATCTTAAATTCATCCTCTCCTGCAATCCTTACTCCCGCAGCCATAGCGCCAGGCTCTATAAAGTCACTTAACTTGCCCTCAAGAGGTACGCGTAGTTCGACTCGTTCTCCACGCTCCCATACATATTCTCGGGCAGGCATCAAAAGAAATCCAGGAGCTACCCCTCTTACAGTATCGGACATTAAGCCGTCTCCTCAGTCGGTATAGTAAAGTTGGTCACAACTGCGTCCGTAAAGACACGCTTTTGTCCATTAGGGGCGGTCCAAGTGCGGTCCTGAATATGTCCAGAAACCTTAACATAATCACCTTCACCGACCTGTCCAAGGCCTTCGGCCAAGTCATCCCAAGCAGTGATGCGCACATAGGCATGTCGCAGGTTCTCAGGATCATCCTCTCGGAAGAAGGGAATCTTAACCTTAGACTTGAAAAGATTAGTTCCACGCTCACCTACCTGTCTCAACTCAGGCCATACAACTTCGCCCTGAAGAACGAATTGATTAAGCCCCTCTTCTGTGTCTACGGTCTCGACACCATCAACAACGATATCCGTAACGTTCTGCCTCTTACCTTCTCGGTTGGTGAAAGAACGCTCTTGAATACGTCCAGAAACGCGGACTTTAGATCTGGCCTCTAAAGAATTCAAATACTCTGCAAAGTCTTCCCAAGCAGTAATGCGAAGATAAGACTTGCGATCTTCACCAGTCCGCTGGTCGGTCGTGGGAATACAAACCTTAGCCTTGAATAGGGCCTTCCCACTATTGGTGTACTTAAGTTCTGGCCAGCAAAGCTCACCTTGTAAAATTACGTGATTAATTCCCTCAGTCATGATGTTTTATTCCTCCAAAATAGTTATTTACATCTGAATACGTAAAGTCTTTAGGATCTTTTCCATCTGGAAGTTGGATCGCGCGCAGAGACGCGCCTTTCTCCAGAGTTTTGCATACTCTTTCCGTTCCTTTTCTTCCTGCGTCGTCGGCATCCAACATTACAACGACATTTTCTGCATATTTCCATATTAAACGTGCTTGATTGGGAGTGATATCTGTGCCCATAGCGGCAACAACATTATATACGCCCAATAAAACCAAGGCCCAAACGTCTACAAAACCTTCAACCAGTACCAGGGTGCGGTCCTCACCAACATAATTCTTGGCAACATGAAGATTATAAAGGGTCACTTCTTTCCGCACATCTTTCAATAAAAGATACTTAGGATCCTTATCCGAATCCGTTCTTCGCGCGCTCACCGTGATCAAATTTCCATCTTCATCACGAATGGGGATAGTCTCTCGGTGTACCCCCTTGGAGTCCGTCATTCCTCCTACCTCATAGAAGTCTAATATTTCAACCGGGAACCCTCGATCCAAAAAATAGGTAGATCGTTTGGTAATTAGCTCTTCTACAACTTCTTCTGGATAAAAACTGGCAACAGGGACAGAGGTTTGAGTCTGCCGGATTTCTTTACGCATCTCCTGTTGTTGTTTAAGTTTCAAATACTGTTCGGACAGCTGGCCTTGATTTGTCAGATCTATCCCGGCAAGATCAGCAAGAAACTTTACACTATCAATGAAGGATTGCCCAGTTGCTTTCTGGACTAAGCCAACTAAGTCTCTATCAGAATCTCCCTCGCAGTGCCTCGTGTAGCAACACCACGTGCGTGACTCTAAATTGAATCTAAATGCTGTCGGATTATCTCCCCCGTGTACTTTACAAGCGCCACGTAATTCTTTGGGAGTCTTCCTGATAATACGAAAACCCAGATAATCCAGAACCATTTCTGGATTGACTATTAGTTTAATCTGAGCTATCGTCTCCTGTTGAATTTTCATCTGCCATCCTCTGGGCTGCTAGAAAAATAACCCGAATCTGCACACGGATACTCGCATCTGTCACGTCAGGGACATCCTTAACCCCCGCTGCTCGGTATGTGTCAAGTTCTTTACGCACAAAGTCAAACAGATCATCCTGAACATCATCAAAAGAGATATTAGTTGGGTCAGCTATAGTCTCACGAATGTGTTCAGCCAACCGTCCAAGTAAAACAAGGACATCGTGCTTGTCAAACACTCCCTTCTTATCCTTAACCCTAGAAGCCAGAAGTGAAAGCAGGAAAGGCGCAAACTTTAAGACCGCCTTGGTAGCGGATCGTACCTTCTCACTTTTGTAGTAAAAGAAAAAGAATACTCCCAGCCCTATAATTGGAAGCAAAGTAACCAAGATTTCTAACAACTGATTAATATCCATTATTTCCCCCCTCTGCGTTAGATTTTAAGTCGGCAAGCTGAGTAGGCGCTTCATTTATTGTTAAAATCTCTTTGCGGAAATATAAATCAAATCCTGAAAAATTAGTCCCACCCGCCCGTGTATCTAATATTTGTAGTCGGTGGGTTCCCGCCGCTAACATTGTGTCGCGTCCATATCTTTCTTCGAGTTCTTCCAATTCCTTCTTGGTCTTGGCCGCTAAACCCAACAAGGTGTTAGCGTATCGAAGAATGCGATCAGAATCAGCAAAGTCTGAGGCAGTAACGTGGCTTTTGTTAGCCCCCATCCGTCCAATCTGGGCCGCAGTTACGACAGGAATCTGCAGCTGTCCTGCCAAATTCTTCAGGGCCACACAGAGGAAACCCAATGCCTGATGTTCCTTAACGTTGTGCATCAATTGCAGGTCTGCGTCTGGTAGTTTGATGTAATCAAAGATAAGACAACTCACACCAAACTGGTGATGATATTTTCTAGTCAGAGAGGCTACTCCCTCGGGAGTAAAATCCGGATAATATTTATGCAAAATGAGACCGCTATCTAATATATTGACTGCCCCGTTAACTGCTTCAACTTTCATAGGGTCGTCAATATATGTCCCATTCTTTATCTCCCGCTCTGCCACTCCAGACAAGTGCGATAGCGTACGAAACTGTTGTTCCCGGGTACTCATCTCGGTATCTATTATCAAAACTGGGGCTTGTGTACGATAAGCAATATGCGTAGCCCAGTTCATTAGAAGAGTAGACTTTCCTACTTTAGGACGAGCACCTAAGACAGTAAGGGTTCCTGGCTCTAAACCGTTGATAGCATCATCAAGTCGGGCAAAGCCGGTAGCAAAACCTCTAACGTTTGATGGGTTGGAGGTTACTTCCTCTAACAGATCCTTAATCCCGTCTGCAATATTGACGGCTTCTGCACCTTTCTCACTGTCAACAGCTATTTGTAGAAACTTCTGTTGAGCATGTTCCACAATAGTTTCGGCAGTTAATGTCTCTCCGGTAAGAGTTCTATTGCTCTCAGTGAGATCCCCAATATCTTGGATCGCTTGGAGAACTTTCAGCTTTCCACTGGCGTCTGTTACCCTCTGTATATAGAAGTCAATATTTATTGGGTTAATACTTTTATCAAAGAGAGCAGAAATATAGTCATACCCTCCGATATGATCCTCTAGTTTCATGGCCGACGCTTGGTTTAGAATAGCCGACGTATCTATAGATACGACACCGTCTCTAACCAGAGTTTTAATGATTATCCAGATTGCTTTGTGGTGGGGCGTCAGAAAATCAGTATCTGACATCTTAGCATCCACTTCAAAATAGTTGGTCGCATCTTTTAAAACACAAGCAATAACTGCGGCCTCATTTCCTGCGTGAGCAAACCGGACCTTGGCCTGGTCTAGATCCATTAACTCCCTCTTTCCCTATTAGTATATTGCCTTTCCTCTGCCCTTCGTCTGAGTTCTGATTTGAGAGCATTAATAAGCTCTGTTATGGGCTTGTCTAGGCCATCTAGCAGATCACGCTCAGCCGCTGCTTCATCGTAATCTAGTTCTAATCCTTGTAGATCAGGGCTCGAAGCGACAGCGTTATGCTCCCGCTCTTTTAAAGTTGCCCCCTCTACATCTCCCGAACTAATGAGTCCTTTAATTCTCCGATCCAAAACCTTTTTCTTTTGACTGGACATCACTCGGGCAGTATTGTATCTAACCTGAAGAGTGATGAGATACTGCCCCAACATCACCGTAAAGCGAGACAAAGTTTGTGAGGGGGTGGTCTCCAGCTCCCGGACGTCAAAGTTAAACACCTGTTCAATCTCGGACGGAGGAGTAGCACTATAAAGAGATAGAGAATCAGAAGTTTCTCTAAGCCTATTTCTAATTCGTTCGTCCATTTTGTGCGTCCTCAATTTTCTTTAAAAGGTTTTCACTAGTGATTGGTATTTCATCATGATTGACGCAAACTAACGTCATATCATTAAGATGGCACCATTCTGACTTTAATCGGTCTCGTTTCTTAGACTCCTTGAAGGACTCCGCCGTACCGTGAAAGTGTTTGTTAAATTCTGTGTGTTGGATACCCTGAACCTCAACTAAAATATTCAGCGTTGAGATTTGGAAATCAAAGAAGAGCTTCTGTCCGCTATAATTGACATAGTATTCTTCATTGATGCGGGTATGAGGAAATATTTCCTTAAGCGTTTGCAGTACACTTTTTGCGAGTAGGCTTGGCATTTGTAGTCTCTCCCTCATTGCCTTCCGAATTTTTCTTATTGTCTTCCGGAACCACTTCCCCTGTAATAATCCCTCTTATCTTGGCTTCAATTTCAGTCTTGAGGGCTTCATCCGCCATAAGGGCTAACTTTGCCCTGTTCCTGCCCTGCCACTTATTGTCCCTGTAATTAAACCAAGCTCCACCCTTCTCAATTACTCCCATATCCACCGCGATATCTATAATCTCTCCCACAGTATCGTATCCTACACCATAGATCAGGTCCACTTCGGCACTCCTGTAGGGAGCAGACCGCTTATTCTTCTCAGTAAAGAACTTGGTACGATGCCCATAGATCTCTCCAGTTCCCTCGTCCACCAGCCTACTCTTCTTGCTTTTACCGCCGCTCACATGAATTCTGTAAGAGGCATAAAATAGAAGAGCATTTCCTCCAGTAGTAGTTTCTGGATTCCCATAGGCTCCAATCTTGAAACGAATCTGATTTACAAAGATTAGAAGAGTATTGGTTGCTCGCACCACTGAAGAGAGTTTTTGAAGTCCGGCACTCATCAAGCGGGCGTGAAGTCCCATAAACTGTTGAGTCAGATCAGCTTCTGCACGGGCGTCAGGAAGCAACGCAGCAACGCTATCTATCATAATCACTGCAAATTCTCTTGTCTCCATCAGCTTTTGAGTAATATCAAGGTTGGCTTCACCGGTTGGTGCTCCGTCCACGATTAATACCTTGTCCGGACCAAGTCCTACATTTATCAAAAGCTGGGTGTCTACAGAATGCTCCGCATCAATAATGGCACACTTGAGGCCCAGATTACAGGCCTCTTTGATTATATTATAGCCCAAAAAGCTCTTACCACTGGCCTCTGGACCAAAAAGTTCTACAATCAGACCTCTCTCTAGGCCACCGGCGGCACCGAGGGCATGATCTAATCCAATACATCCAGTGGAAATAATCTCTGGGACATGGTTAGCAGCATCGCCCAACCATTTAATTAGGGGGCCATATTCTTTTTCTATTGAGTTTTGAACTACTTTAAGACTGCCTGTTTCTTTCTTCTCTTTCTTCTCTTTCACCATCTAGGTTCTCCATTATTTTTTGTCTTTCTTCAGAAGCTTGTTCAAAATCTCTCTGATCAAACTCCTTGCGGTATATCGCATTGATCTCGTCAATATACATCTCTGTTGCTGCTTCCCCTACCTCAGCAACTTCGTTGTTCAGAAACGAACAAATCCTATCCATCAGAGGACGGACAGCTAAAATAGCGGGACTGATGATGGGGGCTTTCAAATGGAGGTGTTCCTCAAATTTAAAGAGCGCCTCCACCAACTGTGTTGCTTCCATTACAGCGACTTTTCTTCCCAAACCTAACTTTTGACGAGACCGGATGAAACTACTAACAGCTTTACTATCGGTAGAATGGTCTATGCTGTAAGGAAATTTTCGGTCCGAGTTGTAATAATATCTGCGACTATAAAAATAGTGAACAAGGTCTTTTACTGTCTTAATGGAACTTGCTTCAGGATATTCTTCTTTGAATACGCGATAGCCCCGCTCTTGTAGTAAGGCAACCGCTTCCTCTTCATCAAAGAATAGATCATTCATTCCGACCTAGTCAACCTTCTTCAAGGTGCACACAAACGTCCTAAATTCATCATCCTTCGGGGACTTTAAGAGGACACCTTTAGCATCATTTGTAAAATAAAATTCAAACTCTTCACCCTTCAGCTGCCTGACAGCGGTCTGTAGGAGAGTTGAATCAAAATGCAGGGTGAAATCCTCTGGTGTGTTCACATCCAAGTCAGAACTCTCAGCTTCACCAGTAATGCTAGAGGTAGAGAGGGCCGCAGTTCCTGCTGCCGCCGCCTCAATCACAAGCCTGTGGCTCTTAGCGTCTACTGTAGGCTGCATTCCAGCAAGAACCGAAAGGAAAGCTTCCCGAGGGAAGATAGCCGTCAACAGACCCTTCGTGTCCATATAGGGACCATACTCAGGGAAACTAGTGTTTAGAAGAGTACCGACTAATGTAGTTCCCCCGGTTTTAACAAAGAAGTTATCTCCCTCAACATACATATCTACTGTGTCTAGGGCTGGGTTGACGAGTTTTGCGGCAACCGATGCAAATTTTAGGCCCAAAATAAAAGAGCCGCGGAGGCCTTTGACCTCTGCGGCTTTCCTAAATTCAGCAATCTGGATACCATCTGTGGCTGCAAAAATTACCTCATCGTCTGTGAGAGTAAGAGAGATGCAGTTGAAATGTAGTTTAGAGTTGTCTTTGGATGCGGCGGGGCTGACCTTGGACAGCCCATCCATGAACTGAAACGCAGGAAACTGCGTCGCCTTGGTAGCTTCAAACTCTGGAGCCTCAATGAAAAAACCTACGTTCAGAAGAGGAAAATTTCTGACGTGGTTCAAAGACTTCTTCTCAGCAACCCTATTAGCCCCTGTGATCTTGAGAGTAGGCTTTGGGGTGGACTCCACCTTGACGATATTCGGTTCTCCGTCAAAGCCAAAGTCCTCAAAGGTAGCTGATACAGAGCTGGCCACTGCAGTACAACGAACCAGCGCTTCGCCGGGCTCTTGTACCTTGGCTGGAACCTCTATACGGATGTAAGAGGTTTCGTCTGAAGACATAAAAATAGCGCTCTTCTCCGCAGCGCGGACAAGAACGCCTGTCTTTTCTTCAGCAATCGCGGAACTGGCGGGCGCTATTTCGTTACACGTATTCAGCGCCCGTTTCAAATCTTGGGCATCAATGATAAACTTCATATTTATTACTCCTGGAGGTAGAACAGGGGAGCCCTGCCCTTTGTATACATAAAGATAAGATACCTATTCCAGGATGTCAAGTACCACCTTTAATACTATAGAGTCCCAGAAACTGTAGCTCCCATATCAGTTATTAGAACTGGAAGAACAATACTTGGAAGAAAACTAACCCCAGATACAGTGCCTGAAATCGTTCCAACAAAAGTATCCGTTGATTGATGAACAATCAATGCCCCCATGTCCCCTGTTGCTGAGGAATTAGCCAAAATAAAAGCACTAAGATTTTCAACTTCCCCAGAGGCAGTTACTGTGGCTCCAACATCTACTGGAAACACTCTATTGGCTACCGCAGACATGTCTGTAAAAATAGAAGAAACTTCCAGAAGAGCAGGCAACACGCTAATCTGTCCAGTGGCTCGGATTAATGCTCCAATATTTGACTGACCTTCTAATCCTATAACCGCATTTATGCAACTTCTCACAGCTTCGTCTAATGTTGCAAAAGAAGTAACGTCTCCGAAGCGGCATATCCTAGCTGCAGCAAAATCTCCAAATAGATTCGCAGCAATTTCGCGGAAGGATCTAATATTAATCCTCCAAGTTTGGCTCGCATCTCGAATGAAAGCTAAGTCCGTCCCATTTACATAAAAGTACTCTAGAAGGGCTCCTTCTAATTGAAGACGAATCTCTTGAATATCTAAGTCTTCTCCGAACCGCAAATCTGCAGCCAATAGCCTAGACACATTAGGGGTTACGCTTGGAAGAAGGAAAGCAGCAGTTAAATTAGCCCCAAGATCAGCATTTGTTGCGACCGCTGTAATAAGAGCACCTAAATTATCTCCTCGAAAACGAGAGTACACAACATCAATGGTGTCAGTGGCTAAGAATATAGGATTTCTAACTCTGGTCCGTGAGTAAATAATATCTATAAGATCAAACGCGTGAATAATATTTCCAGTATTTATTACTGCTCCCAAATTTTTCTCAATAAACGAATCAATTATGGCACCCAAGCTTCTAGCCTGTTGGATTGTAAGTGATCCTACTAAAGAAAGGTTGGCTGATCCGCCTTCACATTCTGGTTGGCCAATAGTCGCACGTAAACTTCGAGATGACAGCGTGGTGACAGTCAAGATAGCAGTAA